GGCGATTGAATCGCTGAGCATATCACAGATCCGAAACGTGCCAGTCATTCCGCTACCGTCGTTGATCGTGCGTTCGGTAGTCTGATCCATTTTTGCAATCGCCTGTTCGACCTGCTGTTTTGTGACTTTCATCTGATCCTCCTGGTTTAGGTTTGGTCTGTTTTTGTTATACATATAATATACCACATGGTTATAACAATGTCTAAAGAAAAATGATAATAAACAAAATTTCCGCTTCCTGGGCATTTGTCAAGATTTTTCCCAGCCAGAAAATACTACCGCTTCCTACAGGTTTACGTAATGGTAGTATAACGATGTCAATACGTTTACAAGTGGTATTTGACTTTTGCCTTGGCCATTTATATTTTTACAAAGTGATAAAATGTGTTGAGGCAATGCCGATTACATCCCTATCAGCATAAAATACTGCTATTAAAATCAATGTGTTGCCTGTGCATAATTAAAATCCCTCTACAAAACACTTTTTAATGTTGCAAAAATGCAACATAAAACCGCTAAATTTTAAAAATATTGATACGTTTTCACGTTTTTTAATTATATTGTCGATATAAATGTTGAAAAATGCAACACGATCCATTGAAACGATGCAAAAATGCAACAATCAAAATCTATCGAAGTGAAGAAAAGACGGGTCGCGCGCGGAACCGATGGCGATTGATAAACGCGAGAGTATACTTTACAGAATGCAAGCTAAAAAAATAACTTGATTTTAAATTTTTTATAATATATAATATAATCGTTAGGAAAATTGCAATGTAATATTACAATATTTTAGGAACAGCATGGTACTCCGCATTGACAAGAAAAAATCACCATGGCCCAAAGGCGTTTGTCCTATACCCATGAACAAACGCTTCCAGAAGGGTGATCCCCGCATTAATAGAAAAGGTCCTCCCACTAAAATCGAAAAAATACAGATGGTTCTAAACCGTCTCGGTGGTTACATAGCTCCTGCTGAAGTCCAAAAACAGATGTCCGTTTTGTTTCCTCATGTAAAAAATATGACTATGCATGAAGCAATAATCGCCCGTGCATATATGGATGCATTACGTAAAGGAGACCACTACGCCCGTGATTTTATTGCTGAGCGAATGGAAGGGAAGATCGCACAAGTCGTAAAACTTGGCGAGGTTGAAAAGGAGAGGACACCACTCACGGACGCCGAGTGCGCTGCGGCGGCAAAGGCCCTGAAAATATCCCCTAGTGACAAAACAGTCTAACGTAGTTGAGGCACTTAAGGTGACGACCCGGGAAGACCTCATGGAGGGGTGGGCCCGCGCCGAGCATCTTGCGTTTATGCAATACTGCTGGCAGAAGCGTAATGTTGAACCCTTCCTTGTCGGACCACATACTACCGCTTTCTGTACTGCAATTGACGTAGCAATGAGAAAATTAAAATTTGGTTTGTCAAGTTATATTCTCGGTATGGTCTGCTTCGGTCATGGAAAATCAGAAATCGTCTCTAATTATCTCCCAGCGCATTTTATCGGTGAGTTCCCGGACTCGGAAGTCATAGTGACATCCCACACGGCGGATAAGGTTTCCGAGTTTTCCTCATTCGGCCAACGTTTAATAGATTCCACTGAATACGATGCATTGTATCCTAAAATAGGTCTTGACGAAAGAAACGTCTCCCGATGGTCATTGTGTGAACCATATTTCGGAAAAGTTCACTTTGCCGGTATCGATGGCCCTATCACTGGGAAACGTGGTGCCTTGATTGTGGTAGATGATTTTGTAAAGAATAGACAGGAAGCCGAATCCGATACCGAAAGGGAAAAAGGTTGGACGGCATTTACAAATAACATTATGTCAAGACGCGCGGCGGCATGTATAGTATTCGTTTTGTGTACCCCTTGGCACAAGGATGATATATCGGGACGGATACAGGAAAAGATGAGGCAGGATAAATCATGGCCGCAGTTTAGTATTGTTAAGTACCCGGCAAAAAGCGATAAATATGATACCGGTTATTTGTTTCCTGCAAAATATAATGAGCAGTGGTATAAAGACAATGAGATGTTCTTAGGGACGTATGGGACTGCCTCTCTTATGCAATGTGAACCTAAACTACATGAAGGTGGAATGTTTCGTACCGATAAGATTCGTTTCTATGATGATATAAAAGAGGTTGAGTCTGCGGTTGGTTGTTCTTTACAAATGAAACGCGCTTGGGACCTTGCTTCTTCAACAAAACAAACTACAAAAGACAATCCTGATTTTACGGTAGGTATTAAGGGTTCAATAACGTTTAAACCATCATCTATTCCTAATGTAAATTTTGCTACTATCATTATCGATGACGTAATTCGTGGGCAGTGGGAAGCCCCGAAGCGTGATCCAATAATTCAGAATGCGGCGGTAGCGGATAGGGTGCAAGTTGGAATGGAGGCGTTTGGTGCATATAAAGATGCATATACTACGTGTAAAGGAGTTCTATCTGGGATAGTTACCGTTGAGCCACTACAACTTCCAGGAGACAAGAAAGCAAAAGCAGATCCAATGACTCCGGTTTTCGAGGCGGGTAACGTGTGGATGAAACGAGCACCATGGAATGGTTCATTGATTGACGAATTAGACAATGGTATCGGTGGCGCTCACGATGATCAGATTGATGCCCTCGCTTGTATGTTTGCAATGTTCAAAGCTAACATTATACAGATATTTTAGTATGTCAAGTGATCCTTACAGTGATTATATGGAGATGATGACAGGTGGCATCACAATCAGTCAAGCAGCACGGGAAATCTTTAAAACGTTACCTAAATGTCCTGCTGTTCATCCTGGAAGAAGAAGTAAATATGAACCCAGAAAATATCTTGCTCGATTTAACGATGATCGGATTTTGGATGGGCAGTATATTGGTTCTTGTGATAGGAAATAAATGAGTACTCAAATAGCAACTAAAGAAATTCAGTTGTTTAACCACCTTGGCGTTCCCATGCAGACCAAGGCGCTTGACGTTCCAGATCTTGATCCTACTTTCTTTTATCAATCAAACAACTACGGAAATTTATCATCGAAAGAAATTGAGAAGAAACCCTACCAATTACACTGGGCGGTGCATTCGTGCGCTCGTGCAATAATGACAAACCTTTGTAGGTTGCCCCACGGAATCTACGGGGAAGATGAGAAGAAAATTCCTAAGCACCCGGTATGGCAATTGTTAAAACGCCCAAATCCGTTTATGACCTGGAGGACGTTTTGGGAAGCCATAATATTATACTATCTTCTTCCATGTCGTGAAGGTTTTGGACGTTCCCTGAAAGGTGGACAGGTATTTCTCGTTATGGATTCAGGGAAGGAAGACCCTAAGTGTAATGTTTCACGCGGAGACATTCCTGCAACCATTTATCCTTATACCGATGAGTTCATAGCGGCTGAGTTTGATAACAATAAAAAATTCCTTGGATGGAAATTGGAAATTCCCGGACCTGAACCGTTGATTATACACTATGCACCTAACGAGATTTTACGTGTCTATGCATTTAACCCATACAACTGGCTTGAAGGTTTGTCAAGGTATGCACCCGCGCAGATGGCAATTATAAATGACATAAAAGCAGACATTTGGAACAATCGCACATTTGAAAACGATGCAGTCCCGGCAGGAGTTCTTTCCAGCGACCAGGAGTTGACAAATCAACAAGCGGATGAAATTAAGAACAGATGGTATCAGCAGTATGCTGGTGTCGGGAACGCACGCCGCGTAGCGATATTGGGGAAGGGTGCGGAGTTTCAGAAAATTGCAAACACTCCTAAAGATATGGAGTTTATGGAACAGAAGGGGAGTGTAGAGGATCAGTTGCTTGCGGTGTTTGGTCTTAACAAAATAGGAATAGGTAAATACGAAGATGTTAATTATGCCACATTGGTCGAGGGGCATAAAATGCTATGGGAGGATACTTATTTACCTATTGAAGAGGCTATACTCGAACAGATCAATTCAAATTGGATAAACAATATCGATGTACGCAATGAGATTCATTTGAAGGCCGATACTTCGGGTATTCGTATTCTTAAAAAGGACTATTCCGTTGCCGTCAAGTCAGCGCAGATCATGTACACCATGGGAGTTCCCGCTGATATTTCTTTTCGTATCACTGAGGTGCCGTTAACGGAGGAAGATTTATCAGTAGCCCCTTGGTTGAAGGAAAAACCTGTGCCTGTGGCCACCGTAGGTGGAAATCCTAATGCTCCAGGTAATAGTACAGAACCTCCAACACCAAAAGGAACGCAAAAGAGTTTTATAGTTATCAAGGGTGGGTTTAACTCGGAACTTCTTACTAAAATATCTAATGAGTATATTGAGCGCGTGCTTAATCCTGGGGAAAATACCTTTCACAGTAAACTTGTGAGGATGTTCAATGATGAACGTAATTACTGCCAGGATTTGGTTGACGCTTGGATCAAATCGATAACGAAGGCAAAGAAAACACCCTCACTCAACCCAGAAGACTTCCTATTTGACCAATCGGAAGAAGACCAAAAGCTTTTGAAGATTTATAAAAATCAAGTAGAGTCTCAACTATATCTTGAAGCATCGAAGTTGAAAGAGGAGCTTGGTGCTTTTGTCAATTGGGGCGTATCAGATGTGATGATAAATGAATATGTGGAAGCGCGCCGGGAGGGGCTCGCTGGA